TTTTTTTTTTCAAGCAGAAGACGGCATACGAGATAGGAGTCCGTCTCGTGGGCTCGGAGATGTGTATAAGAGACAGGGTTGTAATAGGGTGCTGCATTATGCAACAACCTGTTACAATAGTATTGCAGTGCATTAATAAACTGTAACAAATAGAAGGGGACTGTTATGTCTATAAATAAAGAAGATATAATGGGAGTCAAGGTCAGTTCTACAAGCACTATTCTCTTCACAGAGGATGAAGGGTTCATAATTAAGCCTAAAAATATAGTTGTGGTAGCAGACGGCAGGATGTACGATATAGGCGAAGTAATTAGGTGCATTGAAGCCTGCCACTCAGAAAGTGCTATAAGTTCTAAGAAAGAATCTGAGTCTGCTAAATTTTGTAGGCTCTGCGGAGTAATAATAATACCTCCACCAAAAGGAGTTTGTTCTGATGTTAAGTGCAGAACTAAACTCGCAATCGAGCAGGTTAATGATTTGTCCGAAGAAGAAAAATACAAAATGATTGAGAAAATAAAGGAGGCATTTAATGAAAGCAAGAATAACAGTACATAATTTAGGCACTAGCATTTATCCTATTTGGAGTCTATATGACAGCATTCAAAAGGACTTTTTAGAAGACGGTCCTTTCACCACTCGGAAGGAGGCTAAAGTCCTTGCCAGAGTATATAATTTAGAGCACAAAAGAATACCCACTTTGGGTGCTATCAAACCTACAAGTAATGAACAGGGAGGTATAACACTATGGTAAAAAGGATAATAATTAAAGAGGACTGTGTTGAGATTATCAGCCTCCGGGACTCAACTATAGTTGAGTTGGAAAGCAGGGAAGTAACTAACCACGAGTTCCCTGACAATGTATTTGTAGATATTAATGGAGAGTATATCAACATAGACAGACTGACAGCCCTTTACAGAGCCGCCGTTCAGGCATTTGCAGGGGCTCAGGCTGAAGAGGAAACAGCACCTTGTCCTAACTGCGGCAGTACTGAACTTAATTACTCACTTCAGTGCAACAACTGTAAGTGGCAGAGCCTACAGTAATTAGATAAATCCTGGAAAGAAAGAAGATGAGCAAAATCAATGCTGACGACATTAAAAGTATTAAGGCTTCTCTTGACCACATAAAAGAGTTTATTGAAGAGGAGAATTATAGTACTGCAAGTAGATTACTAAAACAGATTATCGTTAGATTAGAGCGTCTCCATAAAGAAGTAAGAGACCAAAATAAAAGAGTACAAACTAAACTATTCACCTAAAGGGAGAAGATTATGAATATCGAAACTAGGACAGAGGGCGACAAGTTAATTATAACTGTCGACCTGACGAAAAATCTTGGTTTATCCAAGAGCGGAAAGTCTGTAATGGTAGCATCTAGTAAAGGTGCTATTCAGACAGGCGGAGTTAAAGTCAACCTAAATGTTTATAGAGAGAAGGAGTAGTTATGGCACTAACACTAGGAGAGTTTAGAAAGGCAACAGCAGGAATGCCTGACTCAGCAGACCTACAGCCGTTCCTACCTTGGGGACTCAAAAAGGACAAAAGTGGTAACGTAGAAATTGATAAGGAAGATTGTATCAATCTCCTAATCGATGACGCTACACCCTTCGAGGAAGACAATGTAGTAGGTATCCTTGTCGAGGCAGACGAAAAGTTCCGTCGAGACTTCTTGCTGTAAGAGTACGGATAATTACAACATTCATTAGGTTAGGAGGTAAGTTATGAAAACTATCCGTAACGTCGGAGATTTAAGAGATGCACTGAAAGGTGTACGTAAAGATACCAAAGTGGTCTTTGCTTCAAGAAGAAATCTGAGGTTCCTGGAGCTAGAAATTATACCACTTATCTCAAGTGATGGCAGTACCGTTCTTGAAAATATCGTTATACTAAGCAAAGCCCAAGAAGTAAAAAGGGTGTTGCATAATACAACAGTCTAATAATTAAAGGAGGAATTAGTTATGACACACTATCAAGCGGTCTTATTAATAACTATAAAAAACCCAATAACATCAGCGGCAGTAGAAGGTATAGAGGAAAGTCTCAGACAAATACTGAATGCTCACGAAGTCAACTTTCACATCTTCAGTCAAGCAACCGGAAATGAGATAACTTTCTCCAATGAGAGGAACGACACTAAAGAAGATAACTGGGAACCAAAGTCCGGAAATATCCCGAATGTGTAAACTAATTCAAACTGGTTTTATTTGTGCAAAGTAAATTGTTGACAAATGGATGTGCATTTATTACCTTGTGTATATCAACAGTTAAAAACCATATCAAGGACTAGTTACTCAGTAAGGGGAGAGTATATCAAATCTAGTTATTTCATTACTGTTATAATGTGTCAGAGGAGATTGTGAGAGCAAGTTGCATAGAAGCAAGAGTCGACATAATTCCACTTGCTACAATTCTTTCCTATTATCTCAAGAACAGCATTCCAATAAGGTCAAAGTCCGACCTGCTTGGTACTATAGTAGAGCATTTTGCCCAAATTCTAATAGATAACGAGATGACCGAATCCTTCACATCAGCAGAAGAGGCTATTAACTTTCTTTGGGAAAGTGGTATTGAGGTAGATAGAGGTGGGAGAAATAAGAGAGCTTTAATAAAACAACTTCAAGGGGAAACCCTCAAAGCAGATTTCAATATAGACCTGCCAAGAGTCAGGACTTTAAAAGGGGCTTCTGCCGATAAAGTTATGAAAGATGTTGCTAGGAAAGTTGCTAGGGAAGTTGATGAAGAAAGGAAGTTGACTCTTGACACAGTTAAGGAAGAGCTAGGAAAGAAGCCTAAAATGTGAAGTAGACTAATTCATGAGGCACTCAGCTAGTTGGACATAAAGGGGATTTTCTCTTGATTTTCACCCTTTCAAACAAAACTCAGTTGAGTGTCTCTAAACATATATGAGAGGCGTTCCCCCACCGTTGACGAAGAACCTCCACTGTACTAAAAGTGCAGGTCTGAAGTTCTCTGTCTTCGGCCTCTCAATTACTGTGTTGCATTATGCAACACTCTATATACATATTTAGTGGGACAAACTAAGAGAGGAGACCGTTATGGCTACAACACTAGTAACAGCCAGAAAGCCAGTGGTTGACCCTGCTACCAAAGAAAAGGTCATTGACGAGAAGACTGGGAAACAGAGGGTGCTTACTGCCTCAATGGAGTACAATTTTGGAGCTAGCCTCCAAGAGTCAGTTGAACTCTTCGGAGAAGCTCCAGTTCACAGTGCTTTCGTAGCAGCTTCTATAGTTTCCCTTCAAGGGAATATACGTTCAGGACTTGACAGAGGTGAAGATGAGGCGGCAATCCGAGTTCGTTTAGCTCCTTGGAAGCCAGGCGTTACGATGCACAGGGTTTCTGACCCGATAGCAGCGCTGAAGGCTCAGTTCGCTTCAGGCACTATGACTGAGGAAGAGAAGCGTGCAAAGGTCAATGCAATTATCGAGGCTGCAGGCTTGAAAAAGGCGTAGCATTCAGCTACCCAGAATTAGGGGACTATCACAGAGCAAAGTGATAGTCCTCTTTTTTGCTTAGTTTAACAAGTACATTCTCACACATAATTAATAGAGGTTATTATGCCTTTAAATAAAGTTCTGAGGTGCTTAGAAGAAGGATGTGAGAGGAGAGTATTTAATCAAGGTTACTGTTTTGAGCACTGGCATAAGCATAAGAACAACCTCCCAGATAAGAAAGAGTATAGGAAGAGTAGAAAAGTGAGGGAGAGAAATGGAGATAAATAAACGAATACAACTCCAAAAATATACTCACGGATATGTACTTATTAATATATCGTACGTTCATGCACTATACGGCAGTTCATTGTGTAGTAAGTATGTTTCTATTAGTCTATTTAATAGAAGTATAGTTATATATTTGTAATCTCAGAGGGAGAAAGAAATGATACAACCACATCCTACTTGGGCTATTCAGGACTCTTCAAAAATAAAGGCTTTTATGGAGTGCCCTAGATACTATTTTTACCGTTATGTTCTAGGTTGGACTTCTGATACACCTAAACAGGACTTAGTTTTTGGAAGTGCTTGGCATGCTGCTAGGGAAGTTACTATGATAGAAGGTTTCAATGAAGACTCTCTAATGAAAGCAGAGAGAGCCTTCCTTGACATCTACAGAAAAGACTTTGATGAGATGTCAGACGAACTATACGGAGCAAAGACTCCTGGCATAGTCATTCCCGCCCTTGTGGAGTATTATACCAGATATAGAGGAGACCAGTATGAGACTCTATTTACTGAAGTAGCTGGCACTGTCGGAATAGATGATACTCGTAAGGTCGCATTTAAGATGGACTCCATCTGTAGAGGTAAAGAGGGTATCTTTTCAAGGGAACATAAGACGAGTAAGAGAAAGGACAGTGCCTGGGCAGACCAGTGGTACTTAGACCTGTCGATTGGCACTTATTCTCACGTCTTACATATGCTCTACCCCAATGAAAAGATTTATGGAGTTGTGATAGACGGCACATTCTTTAGACAGAAAGGATTAGACTTTGAGAGAGTGCCAGTTAGGAAGACTCCAGAGTCTATGAATACTTGGTGGTGGACTATCCTTTACTGGCTGGATATGATTGACTGGGAGTTTGAGAGGCTACGAGAGTGCTCAGATAGTGATGGAGTGCTAATGGCATTTCCTATGAGGCCAACCAACTGTTGCTCCTATTATAAGACCTGTGAATACCACGACTTCTGTGGTGCTTGGGCTAATCCTCTACAGTACTTTAACGAAGGTGAACCTCCAAGAGGTTTCAGGATAGAGTGGTGGAATCCTCTTGAAAGGGAAGAGACAGCCAAGAAAGTAGTACACCTTGACATAGCAGGGGAAGATGAGACATTTATGGAGATATATAATGCTTTGAGAGAAGATATAAAAATGTTAGAATTAGGCTTTGGAGACTAGAATGTTTGAACTAAAAGTTAAAGAGTATAGTTGTAAGCACTGTGCAAGAATATTTACGTACAGACACCACCAGTCTGAGGTAAGATGTCCTTTCTGTAAGTCAGGCAAGTTGGAGATTAGGAAAAAGAAAGGAAAGAAATGAACATAGGGAGATATAATGCAGAAGAATATAATGAGATAAGGCAGACTATTTACAATTTGAAACTTGAAATAGAAGAACTCAAGCGTGAACCGATGTTGACGTATGAGGAGATCGAGGAAGTAGCGAATAACTGGTTTAGTGGAGGAATGGATATGGTCTATCATGAAAAATCATGCAGGTGGTATATAGAGCCAGTAGTAATAGCAAGACATTTACACTTATTTAAATTATCAATCAACAGAAAACTTGCAGAGAAGGAGGGGAAATGAAAGTAAGAGAACTAATTGAAGAGTTAGAACACCTAAAAAAGATACATCCAAATCTAGATGAGAGTGAGATAAAATTATACCTAACGAAGAAGGACTCCAAGGGGAGAACTGAGTATGTAGGGGACGACGACTTATCTCACATCTGCAAGGAGAGTAGAGATAGTAGAGTCATTCTATCAAATCTACCAGACAATAGAGGATTGTAGATGAAGGTATATAAAGGCTTTGAGATAGTGAGAATTGATGGAGACCCACCTTGGGGATTTCCTTACTCTATACTAAAGGACGGTCGTTCAAGGGGGAGACCTCACTTTGAGACCTTTAGAGAGGCTGTTAAATATATAGATAGATTGGAGAGGAAAATGAACATAACAAGTAAAGAACTAAAACAAGCAAGCGAACTAGTCAGTAGAATAAAAGATTGGATTTCCGTTAAGAGTCCTCGCCGCGTGCGAATATTGAATAACGCCCTTCAAGCCTTTAATGAACTGGAAAAATTCCGAGATGTGTTTACAGACCATGAAGTTAATAGTATGTGTATAAAAGAATCTGGTGCTATCAACGACCTTATTACCCTTGTCCAACGTGAGCCGACACTGACGTTGGGGGAGATAATGGAATGTGTCAGATTTGAGGGACGACCAATTTGTGATGCAAAAACAGTTTTAGATATAGAAGCAATCAAGAAAAAACTTGCAGAGAAGGAGAAGTAATGGAAAGAAATGTACTTCAACTAATTCGACACAACATTGAGGCTTTAAAGATAGCCTTAGTCTGGGTGGAGGATGTTATGAATGAGAGGGACGAACTAAAGCAGGAGCTCAAGGACGAGTCCCTAGATAGAGTACAGGAATTCAAAAGAGCTTGGGGTGGAAAGCAAGAGTCCAAGAACGAGTCTCTAGAAAGGATGGAAGAGATAAGAAGAGCGTATGAGAAAGAGTCAAACTGGAGTGGAAAGGAGGAAAACAAAGATGGACATAAAGGCGACGACAGAGAAGATAAGGAAAGCGTATGAGGAAGAGTCAGAAAAAGGTCCTCCTAGCTTTCTCATCACAGGGGAAGTTGGAACGGGAAAGACTTGTCTGGCCGAGACCTGTCCTAGTCCCATTCTAATTCAGAGCTTTGACCCAAAGGGTACGGACTCAATCAACAGAGAGCTCATTAAGTCCGGAAAGATTCTTATTGACAAAAGGTTTGAGGCAGAAGACCCAAGGAAGCCTACTGCCTTCGACTCCTGGCATTCCGAGACATCAAAGCTAGAGAGGGATGGTTTCTTTAGCCATATAGGAACACTATTCATAGACAGTGGAACTTATTGGGCTGAGGCTGCTATGAATAAAGTGATAGCAGAAGCCACAACTAAGAGCAAGCCTGTAGGCTACCGAAGGGGAGGAGCTCCTGAAATACAGGACTACAAGCTGCAACAGAACTTAGCCAGAAACTGTCTAAGGGAGGTAGTAAAGCTGCCTTGTATAGTTGTTATGACTCTCCATCTTTATATGGAGAGAGTAAAGGACGCCTTTGATATTGAGAGACTTATCCCTGAGTTTGCTGTATCCGGACAGATGACATGGAAATTACCTTCATTGTTTGGAGAGTTATATGTTATGCTTGTAAAAGGTGCAGGAGCTAACACAAAGCATACTCTTTTGACTGCAACCAGTGAGGGTTATAAAGCTAGGACAAGAATGGGAAGGAGAGTCTTTGACAAGAGTGAGCTACCTAACATAAAAGCATTATTAAAAAAGGCTGGCAGACCTTATAAAGATAAGCCAGCTTTGGTGTAAAAGAATTATTATGACCTATACTGAAGCAAAGTACGAAGACGTCTATGAGAAGATTATACATACTTATAGAGAGTTTATACCTATGTTCGGTGAGTTTTTTGATATTGTAATAATAGAAAATCAGAAGGTAGGTATTAGACCAACTATACAGGAGCCTACTAACTTCGATGTAAACAAAAGAGAAGAAGAGAAAGATGTTTGACTTAGTTTGTTTAGCTATAGTAGCGGCCTTTTGTCTTATTGTGGATATTCTTCTCATTAGAGATGAGATAAGAAAGTATTAGTGAGTTATAATATAGAGTGTTGAATTATGCAACACTCTTAACAAAAACAAGAAAGGAGAATTGTCATGGCACTAATTGACGTCGACATATCTGACCGACATGAGATAACAACATTACCAGATATGACAGAAGCAGAGGTAAAAATCATCGGTGTTCCTAAAATCAAGGACAGCGAGAAGACTGGAGGAAAGTTCCTTCAGGCAACTCTTGAAGTTGTGGACGAGCCTTACTCAAAGGACATTAACCACATAGAAATGTTTCCTGGACCTAATGACACTCCAAAGCGAGTGAACATCAGGAAGTGCGACTTGGCTGATTTTTATGCAGCCTTCGGCATTGAACCTCCCGTTGAGACAGAAGATATGGAAGGCTTAACTGCAAAGTGTATCCTGTCTGAGTCTGACGACCCTGACTTTGGTATGCAGAACAGAGTTAAAAAGTGGTTATAGTACTGTTACACTGAGCAGAATGAGAGAGGTAATATTAATTATACCGAAGTTGATTACCTCTCTCCTCTTCTGCTATCATTAAATTGGAGAGGAAATAATGACTTACATATCACCCCGTCGACTAAACGTCGAGATAACAGAAGAGCAGTTTAAAAAGCTTGAAAAACTTCTTCCGTATGGAACTAAAAAGGAGGTGTTTGGCTGTATTGTAGATGATTTAATCGAGCTGGTGGAAGAGCATGGCTCATTCGTTCTCGGAGCAATACTAAGTAGAGCTATAAAGGCAGGAGATTTTGTAAAGCTCCCTTGGGAGGTTACTAACCTCTTGCAACTAGGACAGACAAAAGAGGAGAAAAGCAATGGACATAACAAACCTGAAAGTAGGTCTGCTGGAACTCAGCCAGCAGGAGGCAATGACCCTGATAATGGAAGTGAGAAGGAGAAGAAGGATAGTAAAGCCTAGAGCGGTTAGGAAAAGTGCTAAGAAGCAATCAGATAAAATGGATAAACTAATTGGTAATATGTCTCCAGAGCAGGCCAAAGAACTACTGGATAGTTTAGGAGTTCAAATAGAGTGAAGAAACATAAGCGGTTTATTGTAGGTAGCTTTGAGCCTTACTTCAATACCAGTTGCAAGAAAATTTAACAGGGGAGAATAGTTATGATTCAAAGCATGAAAGACATAAACAAGACCTTGGACTTAATCTTTGAGGAACTCGAGAGCATAGGTGACACTCTATCCTTACTTCAGGAAACACAATCTACTAAGCTTGAGTTGATGGTAGCAACTTTTGGGAAGGCAGTCGATGATGTGAAGGAAAGAGAGCAAGACAAAGCCAGTCTTATATATTCAAGAGAGACGGAAAGGGTAAATCTTAGCCTTCTTCGATTGACAATGCCTGGCGGCTGGCTTGTCCTAGCTGAGAATAGTACTTCAATCTGCTTTGTCCCGGATCCAGAACGTAAGTGGAAACTAAAAGATGCCCCTAAAATCAGGGACGAGGATTTGCCATTCTAAACAAGAGGATTAATAATAGAAAGAATAAAATGAATGAAGTTAAAAACAGTTGAGATTAAATCTATAGACCGAAGTAACAGGAGTAGAGTTGACTACGGTGAAATGCTAGTTCTAATGAAGGATATAGAAGAGCACGGTCTAATACAACCTCTGGCTGTGGCGGAGCTGCCAGCTGGTTGTACTCATCCTTACCGTCTTTTAGCAGGAGACCGTCGTTTGACTGCCTGTGTTAGGCTAGGTCATACAGAAGTACCAGTCAGAGTTTATGATGAAGGACTAAGTGAACAGGAGATGAAGTCTATAGAGCTGGCTGAGAACCTTTGTAGAAAGGACTTGTCTTGGGCGGAAGAATTGAAAATGAAGAAGGAAATAAACGTACTATTAAAGGATATTCATGGAGAGAAGATAGGACTAATAGGACATAGTGATGCTGATACGGCATCTATGTTAGGAGAGCATAAATCCACTTTGAGTAGGGACTTGCAGTTAGCTGAGTTAATAGAAACCATGCCTGAACTTGCCAACCTGAAAACTAAAGAGGATGCAAGAAAGGTACTAAAGACTATTGGAAAGACTCACATCAGAAAAGAAAAGATGAGAGTTATTGAGGAAGTTAGAGGCGGCACAGCTATAGACATCCTGAGGAAGAATTTAGCAGACTCTTACATAGTAGGAGATGCCAGACAGATTGCTGACCTTCCAGACAAGTCAGTAAAGTATATAGACCTTGACCCGCCCTTTGGCATAACATTAGATAAGTGGAAAAAGTTAGATGGGCCTAGAACTAGTATGGAGGAATACAATGAGGTAGATGCAAAAGAGTACAAAGAGTTGATGGACTTTATGATACCTCAGTGTGCTAGAGTCATAGGAGATGACGGTTGGATAACTGTCTGGTTCGCTCCAGACCCTTGGTTTCATACCGTAAATGTGCTACTTGCTACTAACAAGTTTCGGTATTTGGCTGTCCCTTGCATCTGGACAAAGGGAACAGGACAAACCAACAGTCCTAAGCTCTACCTAGGCAGTAGTTACGAGTCGTTCTTTCTAGCAAGAAGAGATAGAAGTGAGCTAGTCCGTCAGGGAAGGTCTAATGACTTTAGATATAATCCTATACCGCCACTACAAAAAAGACATCCAACTGAAAAACCTGTAGAATTAATGCAAGACATTTTGAGCCTGGTCTGCGAGCCTGGAGATAAGATACTAGTGCCGTTTCTGGGTAGTGGTAATACTTTACTGGCAGGTGCTAATTTAGGTCTGTCAGGCACTGGTTGGGACTTGTCAGAAGATAATAAAAACAGTTTTGCTATTGAGGTTCACGAATCAGAACCTGGAAAATATAGGAGTTATAAGTAATATGTGGAGCTACATAATACTAGGAAGTATGGTAGTATCCTGTGCCGTAGTCATAATAGCTACAATCAGGAAATGTAAACCAGAGACACACGAGTATAAGAGCTCTGCTATACATAGTGCGGTAGAGCACGAAGAGAAAGTGAGGAGGTTATAATGACGGCATTCGAACGTGAAGTAGTTAAGCATTATAAGACTTATCAAAAGGTCTTCATTAGTGATGTTAGAAGACTTATCTACAAGCATAAGTTAGTTATAACAGATGAACTCTAAGATAACAATAGTAAAAGGTGAAGGACCTAAGCAGTGTAAAATCTGCTTTGTAGGTGAGGCTCCTGGAAAGGAGGAGGTGAGGCTAGGCAGACCTTTCGTAGGTCCCGTAGGTCAGGAGTTTGACTCAAGGTTGAGGAGTGCTGGGATAGTACGTCAGCACTGTTATATAACCAACGTTATTAAAGAGCTACTTCCCCACAACAGTTACACTAGTTTCATCGACTTTGGCAGAAAGGGCTACCCAAGGACTGCCAAGTATGTTGAGTATGAGAACAGTTTAAAGGCAGAACTTAAGGAGATGGAAGCCAATGTAATAGTACCTGTGGGGAAGCTAGCTTGCTTTGCTCTAACTGGAAGAGCAGAGATAACTAAACTGAGAGGGTCTATCCTTGAAGGATTAGATGGTAGAAAGACCATTCCTATTCTCCATCCGGGTTCTGTTAGGGAAAGACAAACTGTAAGAGGAGCAATGCCAGGAGGAAACTTCCTCAACATATATCCTATAACTAGGGATTTGAAGAGGATTAGGGAAGAGAGTAACAGTCCTTCTATCAATCTGCCCAATAGACACATCCTCATAGATTCTACGTTTATAGAAACTATGGAGTGTTTAGCACACTGTAAAACTAAGAGTGTTCTAACAATAGATATTGAAGTGTTAGGGGAAGAGCTGACAAGAATGGGTGTAGCCTGGGCAGACGATGAGGCTATTAGTATTGCATTCTCAAGGGGTGGTAATGATTTATTCCTTCCTGAGGAGGAGTTGGAGATCTGGAGGGCTGTTGCTGTCCTCCTTGAGGATGAGAGAATAGTGAAGAGAGGACAGAATATAGTCTTTGACTGCTCTTTTTTACTCTGGAAGTATAATATTAGAACACATAATGTAGATGACACTATGATTGCTCAAGGATTGTTATATCCTGACCTTCCTAAAGGGTTAGACTGGATAGCATCCTGGTTTACTAGAGAGCCGTATTACAAAGATGAGGGAAAGAAATGGAATAAGATAGGAGGCACGGAAGAATCATTCTCCATCTACAACGGGAAGGACTGCTGTGTTACTCACGAAGCATTCCCAAAGATTATGTCAGACCTTGATGAATTAGGTAATACTGAAACTTACAAAAGGCAAGTGAGGATGGTAGAGCCCGCCGTTTATATGCAGAATAGAGGAATCAAAATAGATGTGGAAGGATTGAGAGGGGCTTCAGCTGTAGCAGAGGAAAAGATAGGAGTCTTGAAGGAAGAACTCTGGAGTATGTGTGGGTTTGAGATAAACCCTAATAGTCCTCAACAGCTTATGAACTATTTTTATATAAAGAAAGGATATAAGCCGTATACAACCAGAGGAAAAATAACTACAGACGTAAACGCTATGAAGAGACTAGCAAGGAGGGGAGTGCCAGAGGCTAACCTTATTCTAAAGATAAGGAAGCAAGTGAAGTTAAGAGGTACTTACTTAGAAGTCAAACTGGAAGAAGATGATAGAATTAGAAGCAACTTCAATCCTATAGGCTCAAAGTACGGAAGGTTTAGTAGTAGTAAAACTATATTTGATACAGGTATGGATTTACAGAATCAGCCTGAGTACGTCCGGCAGTTCTTCATGGCAGATGAAGACTGTATAATATATAGCCTGGACTTAGAGCAGGCGGAGAATAAGATAGTTGCATACATATCCCCAGAACCAAATATGATAGAGGCCTTTGAAAATAAGGAGGATATACATAGAAAGACTGCTGGTCTGATACTAAACAAGCCTCCAGAGGAGGTATCAGATGAAGAGGGTTCTTATCCTTTTGGAGAAGAGGACTGGTCAGAAAGAAAGATGGGTAAGAAAACAAATCACGCATTTAATTATAGATGGGGATATAAGAAGTTTGCGTTGACCTCTGGACTGCCAGAAAGAGTAGGAAAAGCACTGAAGGACTCCTACTTTATGTTCTATCCAGGAGTCATAAGGTATCACAACTGGGTTGAGGCAGACCTGCAAAAGAGTAGGAAGCTAGTGAATTGTCTTGGTAGAGTGTTTTATTTCCTAGACAGGTGGGGGGATGACTTGGTTACTGACGCTGTCGCTTTTAATCCACAGAGTACTGTATCTGACATAATCAACAGTCGTGGGTTAGACCCATTGTACTATAACCAGAAAGACTTTTATGGCTTGGACTTGTTATGTCAAGTACATGATGAAGTGCTATTTCAGATTCCAATTAGTCTTGGTCTTGAGTATCATGCAGACTGTTTATTGAAGTTGAAGAGGTCCCTAGAACAACCTATACGTTGGAAGCAAACAACGTTTACTATTCCTGTTGGTGCAAAGATGGGACTAAGATGGGGGAAGAAGAATATGAGAGAGTTTGAGGTTAGTGAAAACATCCAAGATACAGCTCATAAAATAAAGGAAATATATAGAGTGTTGCATTATGCAACAACCTAATAAAAAAGGAATAAACAATGAAAGTACTTATTTCAGTACTAATTGTTGAAGTCGTTTTAATAATGTGGATTAATGTACTCTTTTGGTGGGAGGATAGAGATAGAAAGGAGTGATGCAATGAAAAGATTGACAATAACCGTTGATGTGAAGTTCAATAAAGCAGAGCCCGTAAAATGTACAGATGGGATATCTAGAACAGCTGTTCCTGCCCGACCTGAGGTCTGGACAATCCACATAAATGAAGAGAAGCATATAGTATACGGTCTAAAGAGTGCAACAGCTCTAATAGAAGGGGCTTTATTATTAAACTATACCTTAAAATAACTAAACAATAGAAGGAGTAAGTTATGAAACACTTACCAGAATGGTTTGTAGAACTTCAGGAAAAAATCCTGGAGGAAAAGCGTGAAAAGTATGGGCCTCTTGAGGACACTGCACAGAGGCCTATAGCTCTTTTTGCAGGAATGAAACACCAGATGGGAAATCTTCTTGCCGTTCTCAGGGACGTTGTAGACGAGACAGACCTCACTAGGATTCACAGGAGTGCTGCACATATAGCTAACTATGCTGCCCTGATAGCAGACGGTTTCACTATAGTGGATGATGATGGAGACGACGGAGACCCTGTGGCTGTGCCAATGTCGGAGACTGACGAAAGTAAGTTGGACCTCTCTAGTCCTCCGTCGGAGGAGGAAGATACAGCAAGAGATGACGCTGAGTCAGGGGAGACTAAGGCTGAGACGGGACCTATAAAGCTAGCACCGGAACCTAAGGAAGAAGAGAATACACAAGGCGGTGAGGGAGCTCAGGAACAGCCGCCAGATCCAAGTGAGGACGACAGCTACAACTACAACTCACAAAGATAAGAAGGGAGGCAAGGAGTGAGCTATATAGAGAACCCAAAGACAAAAGGCAGCGGGATTATAGCCTGCATTCCCCAATCAGGAGAATGTCCAACTAGATGTGAGGACTGCTTCTTCCAATCTGGCAGGAGTTACCTTGAACTACTAGAGGAAAACCTACCAAACATTCCGTCACTTGAAGAGGCTGAAGGTAGAGTGGTAAGGATGAATGACGGTAATGACAGTAACAACGACAGAGAGTGTGTAGAAAGAGTTGCTCAAAGATTCAAGGACTACTTCTTCAACACTTCAAGTCCTTTTATGCTGGATAGGTATTCAGGACCAGTCGTTCTTACTGTCAATCCTGGCTATATGACAGACAAGGACTGGCACAGACTAACAGTGCTTCCTAATAACCTTATGTTTGTTAGAGTCCGCACCAATGTTTGGAATAGAAGACTAACCTCCAACGTGGTAGATTACTATACAATCAAGCTTGTCCCTGTTGTTCTAACTTATATGGTCTACTATACCACCAAAATACCCTCAAATTTCAGTGAGTACTATAAGCTGAAGAAGAGAACACTTAATGAGTACTTATGTCTAACTGAAGAGGGCAGGTTTGTGATTGAAGACCAGTATAATAATAACCCGCTTGTCTACTCTTGCGGATATAGAGGTACTCACTCCTGCGAAAGGTGTGGTAACTGCCTGAGAGAGTATTACAATACTAAGGAAAGAATTAGGAAATGAAAGAAATTACAGTCTTTGTTGATGGAGCTTGTTTTGGCAATCCAGGACCTGGAGGAATTGGAGTAGCCTTCTATGAAGGAAAGGAGAGAGGTATTCCTATTCGGTCTCTCTCTGAACCTTTGTCTCAGACTACCAACAATGTAGCAGAGTACTCAGCCTTGATAGTAGCACTTCACACTGCTATTAACTACTATCAAGGCGAGACTATTCTGGTTTTGTCTGACAGTCAATTGGTAGTAGAACAAGTCAATGGCAACTGGGCAGTTAATGACCCTAAGATGGTGTCTTTGTGTAGAGAAGCTACACATCTCTTTAACCAGCTTCCCTTCTGTACCATCAGGCACATTAATAGGGAGGATAATACTGTCGCAGACGCTCTAGCACAGAAAGCCGTGAGGAAAGGAATAAGAAATGAGAAAAAAGGAAGACAAATGTTTTGAGGACATTACGTGGAAGAGATAGAACGACGGCTGGACGACTGGCTTGACTCTTATATGATTTACACTGAAAACTCGGAACCCCCTATCCTGTATAGAAAGTGGTCTGCAATAAGTGTTCTTGCCGCCTGCCTTCAGAGGAAGTGTAGGTTAGATTGGGGAGTTATAAGATGTTATCCAAACTTTTATATTATACTTGTTGGTGAAAGTGGAAAATGTAGAAAGGGTACAGCTCTAGGCCCTGCAGAATCCTTACTTCGAGACACAGGTGTCAGATTGGCTGCTGAAGCCACAACAAGGGAAGCATTGATAGTGGACTTGGAAGCAGCTGGCTGGAACGAAGGTAGCGACGGTCTTAAATCACCGGGACTTCATTCCTCTCTAACCATATTCAGTAATGAGTTGACGGTCTTTTTAGGCTGGGACAATAGACAACTGATGATAGACATGGTAGACTGGTATGACTGCAAGGATGAGTGGAAGTACAAGACTAAGCATCACGGGGATAATAAAGTAGTGGGAGTCTGGGTAAATCTAATAGGTGGAACTACTCCATCTCTAATTAGGTCTGCCCTGCCTCATGATGCAGTAGGTGGAGGGCTGACAGGAAGAATGATATTTGTCTATGAGGACAGAAAGGCCAAGACAGTAATCTTCCCTTCTTTATCAGAAGAGGCGGAGAGGATAGAACCAGACCTGAAGGCTGACCTTGTAGCAATCAGCACAATGAGCGGACAGTTCAAGTTGTCTGAGGACTTCTTCGACCTCTGGGCAGAGTGGTATCCAAAGCAGGATGAAAGTCCGCCCTTTGAAGATGACAGGTTTGGAGGATACTTTGAGAGACGACCAGTACATTTACTAAAACTAAGTATGATAATGAGTGCGTCCAGGTCTAACAGTATGGTACTAGAACCTATCGACTTTCAAAAAAGTTTATTGCTGTTGAAGCAGACTGAAGTTAAGATGCCTAGGACATTCACTGGCTTCGGGGAGTCTAGAACTGCTGCAGTTACTGAAAGGGTTATGGCTTTCATAGCTGCAAGAGGTACCACTACCTTTGAGGAGTTAACTAGAACATTCTATAGGGATGCAGATAGAGACACCTTAAGTAGTATCATAAGAACACTAGGGAGTATGAAGTTCTGCAAACACGACGCAACTCAAGGTGTAATTAAGTACCTTGAAGAAAAAAAAGAGGAGGATAAATAATGACTACATTAGCATCAGAAAGATTATATGAAGCACAACGCTTAATGAAGATGAAAGGAAAGGGTGTAGCTATATACAACCCACTTAATAAACCTATTAATACTTTACCGGTTATTTATGGGTTTAATAACGGAGGTTCATCGAGACTCTATTCCGCTTGCTTAATTGCAAGTGATAGACACTTTTTAGGCAGCCATCTTTGCTCATCTGAGGCCTATATGCCACACGATTTAGGTATATTAGAGGATACACGCCCTGATAGACACGAGAGTTTTCGTAAACATTTTCCTGATGGATACAGAATGGAATTTGTTTTTGGTAACCCAAGAGGACATAAAGGATTAATGACCGCATACAAACTAAACCAAGAGTTGGGTAAGAACACTAAAAAGGAGGAAAAAAGAGAAGGAGAAAAAAAGTGAAGAAATGTGAGAGCTGTGGAAAAAGCTTAAAGGAGACATATTACACTCCATCGGAAGTAGAGCTAGAAATGGAAATAGTCAACCGGCAGTATCCAGATGCCAAGTTCACAAGACTTCGATTTCCTATCGACTCACGATTCAATAAGTCTGAGGACTGTATAGAGTTTGGTGACGAAGTCCACATAGATGGTAAGGTATATGTAGCTAATAGAGTCGCAACCGTACTCGACGAAGATGGTTGGCAATGGCGGGAGATAAGATTGAGAGAGTTTGGATAAAAAACCTCCTAGCAAGTTGCACGTCTTACGTACTGTCCCCTGAGGAGAGGTAGAGGAAACCTGCCAGGAGGCCTTTAAAATAGAGTGTTGCATAATGCAACACACTGTAATAAACTAAAAAAGAAAGGGTGAATAAATGGAATTCATCACTAAAATTATTCTATTAATTTTTATCTATTTTGTTATGGCCCTACTGTACTTTCTTCTAAAAGGTCCGGGCCCTCCGAAGCCTTAATAATTCTTTCCATCTCCTTCTGAAACTCTATCATCTGTTCTTGAGTAGGAAAGGTATCGGGATTGCTACACAGCTTTGCCCACTTGTTCATCATAGCTCTAAGACGATAGGCCTCTCTGAGTTCAGCTGGACTTCTAATATACTTAAAGGTAACGAACCTAGAAAGCATCTCAAACGTCTTTGAAGTATCCTCAGCGAACTTCTTGTTAGCTATTGCCTCTCTCCTCCCAGGCTCTATAGCACCTGTCATCTTGCCCGCCCACTCTCCTAGCCTGATAGTCTTCAGTAGAGCATAGTTAATGGCCTTTTTCCACTTTGTAGTCCAAGGGTCAAACGGATGCCAAATGTACTCAAATCCCTCTCCTTTATTATTCACTATGTTCTGTGCTATTCTCCAAGCGGGATGAAGTTCCCAACTCATAGATTTATAAAGTGTCATGAGGGAGTTGTCAACTCCAGGTCCTACTGCATCTCTTACTCTATATAAATACTTAAGGAACATGTTAGCTGGCATACTCCAAGTGAGTACTAACTCCTTTGACCCCTCGTCAGTCATAACTTCCTTCACATATCTTCTACCCCACTGGTCAGTTCTGAAACCAATGACGTTCATGAAAGAATCAAAAGCCTGACAGATGGCAGCTGTATGTACTAATGACCTAGCGTACATAGCTGTCATGTCGGTAGTCTCCTTCCTTCTAACCTCCTTGACAGCGCTCTCCATCATATTCAGATAGAGTTTACCCATAGTAATTTTAAATGTAGGGGTGAACAGAAAGTAGTTTAGAACCTCTCTAGTCTTTCTTGGAACACTTGCATAATCAGAGTGAAGCATAGCTGCTCCCTGCGCTGCATCTCTAGGACTAAAGCCCTTATCTTTCAAATACTGATTTGTCATTAGTCTGACAAACTCATCTAAGTGCCAGGCAGTAGTCCAAGAGGCTTGATAAAAGTCCCTGAGAATTCTGGGAGAGAATAAATCCTTCATTAGATGCCATGTTTTTTCTTCTCCTGAGCGTTTTATATGCTCTCTCATTCTCTCAAGTGATTTAAAAGGACTCTCATAAGGTTTAGATGCTAATCCTTGTCCAAGAATTTGATAGTACTCTTCAGGCCTATCCCTCATTAATCTATATGCTTCAGCTGCATACTTAGGTGATTTCCAAGCTCCTGTTCCTATAGCCATTAGATGCTGAGTTAAGTCATAGCCTGGTAGAAATATAGGATTATAGAATTGGAACATCTTGATAGTAGTTAGAATACCTTGAGCTCCTGCAGCTAGCCAGCCCTTCCTGCTTATGTTAGTTACACTGTATATATAATCAGCTAGCCATTTACGGAGGAGAAAGCCTTTTAGAGCTGGAGTTCCTGGTGGATTCTTTATCCACTTCTCTCCATCCACTACCTTTGACTTCTTTCCTTTTATAGCCTGTCCTTCCTTAACAGCAGCGTCAGCTATGTTAAGGACAGCAAAGTCGTGACCAGCTCTCAAGCCATAATTCCAGATGATGTCAAGAACATCAACATCCTCTTTTTTAATTACACCTTCCTCTATTAAATCTTTAATTGTAAAACTCTTTCTCCTCTTTTTAGCAAGTATCTTTAATGCTCCAATTCTTTCAGTAGCTCCCCTTTTCTCGTACTTCTGAAACCAGAATAAAGGAATGTGAGCAAACCTTATCTCCCTTGTAGCCTTTATCTCTGCTCTCAAATCTTTAATTATTTCTCTATTAGCCTCAGTATCCTTCCTTCCCTCAGCTTTTGTGAGTTTTTCTTCCAAAGCCAATAATCTATTTCCTACAAAGTCTAGCTCTATTCCTCTATCTTTGTATTGCTTCTGATAACCTTCGAGGTAATCCTTGAGGAAGTCTATTCCGGGCTTCAGTCGTTTTTGTTCTTTCTTTGACAGTTGTTTAAAGTCCCTAGGATTCTCGTGATACAGTACTATATCAGCTCTATCCTCCTTAGACATTCCCTTCCATCTTGTTTCCCTATACATAGCCTTCAGTTCTTCCATCTTGGCAACAGTACGTTTTACATAGGATTCCTCAAAGGAGAAGAAGTTCTTGAAGTGAAACCCAGTCTCAGGAGCCCCTTCCTTTCTAAAAGGTCTTTGAACATCAAAGACGGCAGGAGTCTGCTCTAACCACCACATAGCGTTAGATGCAGCTTTTTTCATTCCTTCGACATAGCCTTTGGCTTCCTTTCTAAAGCCTTCATCATTCCAGCGTCTTAAAGTCTGAGTTATATCTTTCCAAGGTAGGAAAGGTATCGGGATTGCTACACAGCACAGTTTATAACCCTTACCTTCAATAGCTTTTCGTCTTTCCGTTACCTCTTTTATTCTAGCAGAAGATTTATTAATTCTTAAGATTTCAGCGTCCTTAGATGAGAGCCCAAGAACATTCTTTTCAACTATACCATAATAAGGAGGTAAAGAGCCTCTTTCAACCAACAGGACTTTAGTCTTCACAAATCCTCGACTTACTCCCATTCCAGAACTGCTAGGATTAAAGCCAAAGGAAATAATAGTTCCACCAGGCTTTAATATATCTAGATATTGAGCCTTCACTTCCATCATATTAGGCAACTTAACAGCATAGAGCTTTACGCTTAATCCTTTCCCAAAGGGAGGGTCTGAAATAATAACATCAAACTTCTTGTTTTCCTTCTTTGTCTTTTTAATATAAGATTCTATACCCTTGAGATATTCAGCAGGTCTATATTCATCTCTAAGACCTTTAGGTAAATCTTCAGGTTTATAAGTCTGAACATCAACTCTAGTCTCTTTAACTCCTTTTAACATTACAGCCCCTGAGAATGCATTTAGCACTTCTGGCTTTCTACCTCCAGCTCTTTTAGTTTTACTTACTTCATCTATCACCCACGACTTTATTCTACTTTGCTCAAATGTAAACTTTTTAGGAAATGCGACTACTCTATCAACAACTGCAGGACTTTTAGACATCAACTTGTCAAGCTCCTTCTTTGGTATAGCCTTCAAACCTTCTTGTACTCTCTTAGGGTCTACATCAACCCCAAGTCTCTGCAGTACTTTAATAGAAGCCTTTAAGTCTTCCCAAGTTGGTCCTCCTCCATACCTTTCCTCAAGTCCTAACCTCAACTCTTCAGTTCTCTTCTCAGGTCTAGGTCCTATATCTTTAATGCCTGCTATAGGCTCAAGAGAAACATAACCTTCATGTATTTCCTCTGCTCTCTCCTCCACCTTCTTTTCCCTAGGAGTTTCCTTCCTGGCTTCTCTAGTAATATCTACATAATCAAAAGGAGTCATTGTAGGAAGTTTACTTTCTATCTCAGCTATGCTAAGGCCAGCTGCCTTTAAGTCCTGTATGACTTTATCTGTAGGTTCTATGCGTTGACTTACAGGAACTTCTTTAGGTGGTGATATAGACTTTCTTTCTCTAGGTCTAACTCTGGGTTTTATTTTAGCTAATGTAACTTTACCTTTCTCAGGCTCAATGAAAGTTTTAGGTCGGACTTCAGGTTCAACTGGCTCTCTAATAGGTTCAGCAGCTAACTTCTCTAACAGCTCATCAACATCTTTAATTCCAGCAACCTCTTTGTCAGTATAACCCTTCTTCCTCAAAGTAGTTCTATCCTTAGGGCGAATCTTCAATTCAGCTACGCTAAACTCTTCAATAGCTTTCTCTAAATCTTCAACTGTCTCTTCCCTCTTGACAGGAACTTCTTCCTTTTTCCCTCTATATTTGGTAGGAACTTTCTTGGCCGGCCTTGTAATAGAAATTTTCTCCCTCTTCCCTTTGTACTCAGGAATCACCTTAACTATATCACCCAGCTCTCTAAGTGATTCTGTCACAGCCTTAGGTACAGGCTCACCCACTTTGTGGTACTCCTTAGCAATATCTCTATGCAGCTCTAATATAGTCTCCTTAGTCTGACCACGTTTCATAAAGTAAGCATTAACTGCAAAGTCCACTAACTTCGTCAACTTCTCTTCCGTCGGTATGTAAGGATCTGCTATAAGCTTTCCTACCTCCCAAGGGGCAGTTCCTAAAGCCCAAGTACCTAAAGGAATCCTAACAAGAGCTCCTGGTGAGATAAATCCGCCTGGAATCATAGTAGCCCAAGAAAAAGTTACTCCCATTTTAAGACCGTGATAGGCTCTTTCAGCTCTGTCTTGCATAGGACCTAAATCTCTAACACCCTCCACAGTAGCGAACACAGGTAGATTGTGAGCAAGATTACGAGCAAATAGCCTGGTGAGCATACTAGGAAGGCCCTTCTTAGGAACTCTCCCTAACATTTTTGAGATTAGATTATTATACTTAGCTGCGGCTAGAACTTTACTCACGCCCTTTGCCTCCAACACAAAAGCTGATACATCAGATATGACGGCTCCAGTATAGCCCATTACTCCTTTCGGCCGTCCTTTCCAGACCTCAAGTTTCTCATCAAACTTCTCAAAAGCCTTAAAAACTCTCTCCCTTTCTTCAGGCTCGTGAAAGTGTTGACCTATTAATCTATAACCAAGGTCAGTAATACCCACTGCTGATTGTGCAAGTCTAGCTCCTCCTCTAAGGATTTGAGCTCCAAAGGTACCCTCAAGTGGTTTTCTACCAAGGCCTCCTTTATAGTCTCTGGGTAGAAAACCAGGCTCAGTCCTTTTAACTTCGCCCAAGTGAGGTATAATGGCTTTCTCAAACTCTTCATAGGAACCTGCTCTATAACCACCCTTTGAGAGGATTCCGTGAAACTTTACCCTTTTCTCTGGGTCACTAAGGATAGTTCTAAACTCGTCAAGAGAGCCTACTCTAAGACCACCCTTTATTAAAGAGTTATGAAAGCTCTGTAATCTGTTTACTTCTGGTTGTGGCATTACTTTCCTTCAAATAAGGCATCAAGTTCTTCGTTGATAGTTCTATCACCTGTTCTTGGGATAGTTTCAAAATCTCCTTCAAAACCTTCTTCAAAATCTCCCCCAAGATAGTAACTCCTTGTAGTTCTAATTTGATTCTCTAATTCTACATATCTAGCATCCCATAAGGCCCTCAGTTCAGGGGGCAAGGACTCAAAGACAAAGCTCCAATCAGGAAGTTCTACTCTTCCCATCATCATCTTTTGTTTTAGCCTTTGGTCTAAGCTAATTCCCCTTGCCCTTTCAGCAGGGTCTTCACTAGCTGACAACTCTGCAGCATACCTTCTCATAGGCCCAAAGAACTCCGCCCCTAATCTTTTATTAATAAGATTCGCAACGGCTATTGGCGGAAGGTCTACCGCTTCCTCAGCCAACTTAGCATCAGGTATAGGTTCAACTTCAACTGAGCCGTCAGGAAAGACTCTAAGTATACCTATCACCTGCTCTCCCTCAAACATAATAGGTTTGAAAGTAATGTCAGGTCTTTTCTCGGCCTCTGTCCTGGCCCTGTACCATTCTGATGTTGCCTTAGCCTGCTCTATAGTTGGGTCAAGCATAGCCTCTTCAGTCTTTGCTCTAGCCTCAGTTAACGCTATATCAGCCTCCGTTTTCTTCACCGCTTTTTCTTGAGCTCTCATACTGGCAGGAAGTAAAGCAAAACTAGCTAAATCCTTAATCTGTTCTGGAGACACTAACTTTCCTCTTGGAGTAGCTAAAGCCCTTGACAGTGATTCTACTGGAGTCTCACTCTCAGCTACTTCCGCTCTTATATCCCCAACTATTTCACGTCTGGCTACTTCGGCTGCAGACGCCCCTATCCTCTCGCCTGCAGTACCAGGAGGAGATACAGCAGCTCCCAACTCTCCAAGAAATATTCTTGTCCTAGGGTCAGCCATGAACTCTCTCCCTCTTGCTAATCCATACTCAAGTCCCAAGCCTGGCCTATTCCTTCCTACAAACTCAGCAAACTTCTTTATCTCTCTAGTACCTTCAGGCACCGGAGGTCCAGCTACTTCCGGCATAGTCTCCATCCCATACTCTCGACCATACTCTGGAGGTTCAATAGCACTTACGAATCTTTTAGGTTTCTTTTCAGCAGTCTTAGTTGGCTTCTTTTCTCCAAAAGCCTCCTTTGGATTAAGTTGCATAGCCTGCAATACGGTTTCTACAATAGTCTTATCACCTGTCCTTGTTAGCGTGTCTATAATACGATTGGTAGCATCCTCCGGTCTAGGTACGTCAGCGCCCATGAACTGAGGTCTTCTTTCAGGCTTACTGTACTTTAATGCTCCCATTAAATCCTCTACAGGAGGCCTTATACTTAATTCTTCATCTCTCCAATTCATATCTTCCTCCAATATAGTGTGTTGAATTATGCAACACAGTTTTTATTATCCAATCATGGCAGCTGCCTCACCTGCCTTTGCAAAACCTGATATAAGAGACCCAAAGGCTCCAAGTGGGTCTTCCTTAGGAATATATCCCGGAGACGCACCACCTGAGGACAGAATAGCTCCAGTTCTGTGAACATCCAAGTCCCAGCTACTGTCCCTAACTGCTATCTGTAAATCTTTATCTGACTGAGTACCCTCTGCAGCTATCTTCAATCTTCCAATCTGCTCCTTTAGAGAGGTAGATGCATAGTCCAACTTGACCTTGCCTAAAAGTGAATTAGTCATATTAGCAACAGCATTGTTCAGGAAAGCAGCCTTGTGTTCATAGGTCTGCATTCTAGATTGGATATGAGTCTGTAAGTGCCCTTGGAAAGTAGCTTGTAACAAAGCAAACTGCTGAGCGGTCAGGAACCTAAAGGTCTCCGACCTCAACGTCAATAGGGAGTTATATAACTGAGAGTAAACTCTCATACCAGTCTCATACAACCTTATCTTTAGGTCAGCTTCAAACTTTCTAATATCAGAAGCCCTTTGTGCCTCCAGGACTGATATACCTATAACAAAAGCTGAACCCATAATTGCGTTCACATCAGCCATCTGGCCAGCAAATCTATTAACTCCTTGATTAAAGGTGTCCATTGAACTTTCACCGTAAGCATCAACCTCATCCTGCACTAACTGAGTCTGCATAGCGGACAGGGAGGATGCAACTGTATTTAAACAAGCCATAGCAGCTGCATTACCAGCGGCGGCAATAGCAAGGTTAAACTCCTCATCTGTGTCAGTTGTTGCCTCACTCACTAACGACGCAGCAGTAGTATTTGCAGTGGACAAACACTTCGCAACTATCCCTGTTGCGGCAGTGTGAATATCATCACTTATATCATCCTCAGGGAAAATTGTACTTTTATTCTCCTCCGCTTCATCCAAAAATAGTTTCCAATCACCTTCAGGAGCCATAGCAAATATCTCTCTGTCCATATTAAGATACTTTGCTTCGATAGCATTTAAAACTATAGTAGGGTCATATGCACTCTCTCCATCATAAGGGCTAGCACCAAGGGCTGCTCCCATTACTCCAGCTAAATGTTTAGTGGCAGTAAACCAACTGGATAAATCAGTATTGGCTGCATTGTCTCCCCATGCTTGATACTTCTGAAAGTTTTCTATGTTGTCAGGGTACTTTACTATCCCAGGACCGGAACTCATAGCATCTCCTATACATCTAATGTTACATAATAAGTATTAGTCTCTCCTCCATACATCTTTATTAAATCTCTAACACTCTCCACTTGAGTGTAAACCGAGATTTCACTACAATGCTCTTTCCTTGCGTGCTTAATCAAAGTGACCATTCCATCTTTCACTAAACTTTTTGTCAGCTCTTTGAAAGCATAAACAGTATAAATTAGCAGTGAAAAAGTCCCGTCGCACTCATCATAGGACATTGTGGTCGTTACTATACCAAAAACTTCATTCTCATCTGACACAATCTCCCAACACTTCAATCTTCCACTCACAATGGACTTCAGTACATTGAGTAATCTCTCATTATCACTAACTGTAGAAGGCATTAAACTAAGTCTAATGGCCTCCCTTATGTGAGTCGACCAACGGTCTCCCACCTCCTTAGGTGTCAGTTCTACTAACATAACCTCTCCCCAATTATATTATGTCTTAGTTATAAGTCCTCTCACAAATCTCTTGTCAGAACTCTTCCAGTGAACTCTGGCATTGTCATACTTGTTCTCATTAGAAGGATTAGCTCTTACAGCCAGCCTAAACTCAGCCCCACTTACAGTTATAAAAGCCACACCGAAGTCATTAACTCTCTGCCACCTTGTTCTGACAAACTTGTCTCCTGTCTTATACCTCCAGTCAATAGCCACCTCCACATCAGTTCCTGCTGTACCCTCTACATCAACTTGAGATACAAGTTTAATTCCTGGAATATTCATATTGAAGACATCTGAGGTAATAGCCATAGTACTATCACCTGTCTTTTCAAATACTCCATAATGATTAGCTCCCACTCTGGCTAAGGAAGTAATCAGTTGGGAAGTTTCACATAGCCCTTCTGGATTCCAGATAAAGCCTCTCCCCTCATTACATAAATAGTACCTGTTGTCTATAGGACTGTAAGACCCTACAATATCAGTGCTGAGCATATCTTCAAAAAACTCTTTGTAACCTAACTGCTTTAAACTGAGGTCAGCATTTAAAAGCCAGAGCATCCCAGTAGTATCCACAAAGATATGCCCATAAGGGCCGGCAGCGACAGCACTTCTCCCTGCTACTCCTACGTGTAAGACATCCTCCAGCCCAAAAGTAGGAACTGGCTCACTGACCATCATCAAACTACTAACACCCCCACTGCCATACACTATCACCCTTTTCCCTAGAGGTACTAACCTATAGACAGTTCCCTGCCAAGGCATTGGCATAAAGCCTCTCTGATTCCTCTTCATCTGCTCTAAAACTAAAGGCCTCACAGCATCGTGAAATCCATCGGAAGTGAAACCAGACTCTGCAATATCTTTGTAGAACAACCATAGCAAATCTCCCCCGCCAATAGTAGTCCACAGCACAAAGTTTGTATCTATAGTATGACTAAAGGTTGAACCTGTTGGCTTATTTATTAGCCAGTTATCCCAAAAAGCTGTCCAATCATCAGTTAGAAAATCGGCGACAGCAAAGCCTCCCATTAGACCTCTACCTCTGAAATCACAACCAGTCTGAACTGTCACAGTGTCCTGAACAAAAGTCCTGTCAGTCCCTCCAAAGACATTATACCTTTCCGTATGAAACACTACACAGCTTCCATTAAAGAGCATCCAAGTATCATAGAAGTCCATGAAATGCCAAGAACTTCCTGCAGTGATAGACTTCTCAGCGGCTATACTAAAAGCATCATAGGTAGTAATTTGGGTCTTACCCCAATCACTTTCATCTACAGTATATATTTTAGTCTTATCAGCCAGAAGTGTTACACCTTTTCCTCTAAAGAGCTGAGGAAACGGCCAATTAACCGTAATTGATGAGAGTGGACAACTGACTTCTTCCACAGGAGCTAACCCTCTTTCTTCCCCCATAGGAATAGTATTAATGCACTCAGTTAAGTATCCCGCTCCTCTCCTTTGATTATCATAATTCCTGAGGCCTTTCCATAACTCTACATCAAAGGAAAACTCCTTCATCTATTTTTGCCTCCTCCTCTACCTTCACCGTTTCCAAATCCAGGACCTCCGTCCGGACAAGGTTTCTTCATCTTTCCCTTTCTTCGACCTTTAGGTACTCCCTTACCTTTTCCTCTGCCGTCCCTCGGTCTTTCTTGACTACTAGGATTGGTCCCCCCTTCATAACCACCGTTTATTATAATAGGCATATCTTCTCCTTTATTTTTTCTTCCTATGACTCTTTTTTACTGACTTGTCTCTACCCAATTTAGCCATACAAACAGCATAAGGATTATCTACAGGATTTAAGGCTTTCGTTAGTGCAATAACACACTCGTGAAACCTTTCAGTATGAATACCCTTACCATCAGGCGGCTTTAGGCCGGCCTTCCTATACATCTCCCTTATCTTCTTACTCATCCACTTCTCCCCATTGTGCTTTCCCCTGCTATCTCCTGCTCAACAAGTATAAAATCAACCGCATTGAGACCATTCTTCAAACCCTCTACAATATCCAGAAATCCTTCCCTATTCCTATTAAACAGCTCAAGTTCAGCCATAGCGGCCATTACAAGAAGGTCCGGATACTCGTTTGACCAGTAGTTAGTATTAGCGTCCTCAGCCAGTCTTTCAGTGAAAAACTTACCGTAAACAGTTGCTGTATAAGTACCATCGGCAGGAGGCATAAATAGAATACCCGTATAAGTCCAATCTCTTCCATAGACAATATCCCCCTTGTCATAGGTAGCATCAGTAAAGCCCACTAGGGTTTCATCTATCTGTGATGGTGCTAGTTTTATAACATTAGTACAATAATATACCGGCACGCCAGTTGCAATATCCGCAATAGCCACCTCATAGTTCCTTCTTATCCACTCCTCTGACATCGGCCCAGTTAGCTCATACCTCTGATTAGCATTAGACATCCATACTTTCTCCACAGACCTACAGTACTGAAAGCTTAAGGTATAAGCCCCACTCACCACATCCTTCATATACCTTCTTTTGGTATAGGGGTTGTCCTGTAGAGTATCTAATAATCTCAGTCCTGCATTAATAAAAAAGTTAGCTCCATCATCCGTTGTACCATCTCCAGCAACTAAATCATTTCTTCCAGTCTTAGCAACAAAGTTTGCTCTTATCTGTGCAAGTGTCATAGTTCCTCACTTTCAGGGTGTTGCATTATGCAACAGTCTATTTATTCAAACCAAATTACAGTGGCACAGACTGCAGTATGATACTGCAGCCCATAACACTGTTGTTACTCAGTTGACAACTATTTACAGACCGCTTCAACCTCTGTTGTAAAGACAACAACTCCACATGTCCCTGCGGCAGTCGATACCGTTCTATACCTCAGTTCGATATACCGAGTGGGAAGAGCAGGTATCTTGAAGATGTTGACAGAATCACCGCTTGAGCTTACTCCTATAGCCTGCAATGCCGTATCAATTCCGGTACTCCAATTAGCCTGAGCTGTGTCCGGGCCGGCAGTTCCTTTACCGGCATCCCCTCTGTTCCAGACAGGACTTCTAGATACCTGTCTATATCGCCACTCAGCCATTATTCTCCCAATCTGGTCCGTCCCGGATGAAGTATCGGCAGTAAATCTCACAACTATATTAGTATCAAGTCCAGGCCGATTAAAATAAACATCTCTGCAGTCTATCACAATCTCAGCTGTATCTAAATACAGTGAAGATGAAACAAGACCGGCTCCAACACCGTCACGGAAGGTGTTTGTCAAAGATGTACCATCCACGGCCTTAAGCAGTTTAGTAGTCTGACCAAACATCGGAATGCTAACTAAACCAAGCGTCAAGACTATAACTGCCAGAACTAAAAATATCTTTCTCATATTAGTCTCCTTTCTTACAACGCAGCGTTGTCTTGGTTAAAGCCGTTAAGATAGCCGAAAGTTATGGGATGATGAAACTCCAGTCCGGACTCAGTTAAAAACTCCTCCTTCAAACCGTCCACCTTATATCTTCCACTTCTGTTCCTATCCCCATCAGGATAGAACTTAGTGTCCTGAATAGGTCTGTTAACAAGATTCTCAGGCTCAAAGATAACCATACTATTTCTGCAGGAAGGTTCGTGGCTAAACAACGGATGAAGTATCAAATCTAGAATGCCTTGAACATGATGATAGGTCCGAACCTCAATACCATACTCAATTACATTGGTAGTAATATTGACAACGGCTCCAGCCTTGGCAAGTCTCTTCATTCCCAGAAGAGTTCCAGTGCCTACAAAAGCAGCCCTCCTAATCCTTCCATATCTAAAGACTGTCTCAAGTTGTGCGTCAAGCCAATCTTCACCGCCATCTACCCAACTCACTCCATTGTATGTAGCATTGAGAGTATAGTCATCTACATTTCCAGGGGCGTACTGCTTAATACAGGGAATCAATCCCATAGTAGTACCCTCATTTTGACCATTGGCGTTTAGGTTCTCCGACCTAATACTCCAGAGATAGGACTTCTCCATTTCGACCGAATGAAGTTCAAGAGTCTGTCTCTTCAGCTCTTTGTACTTATCACCAGTTCGGTACTTTGTCTGAAGTGCTGTTCTGGTAGCATCCAAAGAGTTCCTCCAAATTTGAGTTCTGTTATACACCTTGACAGGGTCATAGCTAACGGCAGGAGGAATCTCCCCGCCTTCGGGGTTAATATTACCTATAACTAATATCCTATCAGCATCGCTTAAGTCATGCAGAGTACTGTTATCGTCAGCCTCCAGCAACTTCACGGCAATGTAAGAACTGGCTCCTGCTGAGACCCTTCCTGTGACCTTTCCATTAACGTCAACATTCGGGTCGTCAGAGTCTCGAAGTAGAACTTGGTGACCTATCCTAAACTCACTGACAGTGACTGCAGCCACCTTCGCATAAACAGTGTCACCAGCTGCTCCACCACTAACATAGGCAGTGGAAAGCCCTGACTCCGTATACAGTCCGGTAATAGCACCGGCCTGTTCTGGCAATGTCTGAGTCCACCAGTTGAAGTCCACATCATACGTTCTCTCCGACTTCATCTTCGCAAGAATAGCAGTTAGGGGAGCCCTTCCATTCGGATAGAGATACAAAATAAGCTCTCTCCAATCTTTAGGACGCTCATCACCCTCCCAGCCCCCAGTTCCTCGCATCCCTAATACTCCTGTTGCCATTTTCCAACCTCCTTATTCGAAAGTTATACATCTCTCTCCTCATAATTAGTTTCTCTCCCCTAGTTACTTTTAGGTGCCATAATCACAGAGCAGATACCAACTAGCTCCGTCAGAGTAGAACAGCAACCTATCTTTATCAGCCGCCAACTCATCATCAGAAACCTGGTCATAAGCATCGTCACGGTCTGCTACCGTTATGGTAGCTGAAAACTTTCCAGGAGCTGACACAATAGCGTAAATTCTGCCCATTGCTTCAGCGACAGGTGGAAGATACACCGTTCCAGCAACACCTGCGCTGCCATCCACTTCCACACGAAGGTCATTAGCCTTCATATAGTAAGTAGTAGTCCCGGTAACAAAAGTAACTCTGACAATATCAGGCTTCAGATAAGTCTCAAGCAACTTATTTTCCATTCCCATTCTGAGTTCTCCTTTCTCATTTGTTTAATCTGTTAATTAATTAAGCTACAATAACCCCGAAAGTCTTCCAAGTACCTGGAGTTCCAGCGGTAACACAAACCCAGCCGACTTGACCTGACGCTGCAGCTCCCGTGTTAATTACTATATCACCTTGAGCCCACGTGCCAGTAGTTGGTGCAGCAGCTCCAAATGTAATCTTGTTTGAATCTATTGTAAAACTAGTATCACAGGCCGCTGTTCCATCTATATCAGCATTGCCTGTTAGAGCAAAGTTACCGCCAACACTGAGAGTTCCAGTAATATCTATAGCTCCTTGAAAGACTATGTCTCCAGTCCAAGGCATAGCTCCTCCTTTCTACCATTATTAATCAGGAATTAGATCTAATACGTCCTTCTCCTCATCAGTCATATCTTTACTTGACCTCTTTTTCTTCTTTCCTTTAGAGCCTGGAGCAAAGGCAGGATTCTCCTCTTCTTCTTCCTCTTTCCCTTCTTCCTTCCCAGCCTTCCCTTTCCCATCGGGTCTAGGTTTCCCCAGCTCCTTTCTGGCTCTAGTCTCCACCTCACCTAAAACTTTAGAAATCTCCCAGTTAGGATTGTCAGCTCTCACCCTTCTCGCCAGGTAGGTTATAAACTCCTGATTGGGAATCAAGTCAGTGTTCCTCTGATAAAAGGCAGCACTCTCATCTCGCCTAGTAAAGACTCCCTTCATCATCTCCTCAAACATTCCAGGAACACTGGTTATAATCCCTTCCGAAATCATAGAAGTAAGGTTAGTTATAAACTCATTAAACCTCTTTGGGTCAGAGGTTATCTCCTCAAGCTGGTCCCTTGTAACAAAGTCGGTAATCTTCTTAGGTTCTTCCCTTTCTTCCTCCTTCTCCTCCTCCTTTTCCTTCTCTTCCTTAGGTTCCGGTTTCTTTTCCTCAGCCCTCCTAGCCGTGAGCTCTGCTGACAGTTTTTCTATCACAGTATCTTTGATGTCAGGTGTTTTCTCCCCTTTCTTCTCCTCTTTTTCTTCCTCAGGCTTTTTCTCAGGTTCCTCCTCTTCTTCCTTCTTCTTCTCCTCCTCGGGTTCTTTTTCCTCGGGCTTCTTTTCTTCCTCAGGTTTCTTTTCAGGTTCTTCCTTTTCCTCCTCCTTTCCAGGTTCCTTCTCTTCCTTTTCCTCCCCCTCCTTTTTTTCCTCCTCCTTTTCAGATAGCAGACCGAGAAAGTCATCTATGTCAGCAACAATTCCCTTCCTTTCTTTTTCCTCTTCTGCCTCAAACTCTTTTTTTTCTTCTTCACTTAAGTTATT